GTACTGGAAACTTAGAGTACAACCGAATGTTGATGACTTTAGTAATGTTAGAGATGTTACTAAGCCTATTAATCCGGGCTTGCGCGGTCTAGAAGATCGTGAAAGTAACTTTGACGATTACAAAGTAATAGTTGCATCATTGTAATCAGTTCTTGACATAATCATTACATTGCTTTATAATTAACTCATTAAAGGAGTTATCTATGAGCAAATCATTTGGCGCACCAGAGCAAGCAAAAATCAAACAAATTGTCAGCGAGGGCATGACTGTAATGCAGGAAATTCAGGACCTTACTGAAGGATTGAACGAAACTATCAAAGCAGTAGCAGAAGAATTAGACGTTAAACCTAGCGTTATTCGAAAAGCAATCAAAGTGTCTATGAAAGATCAATGGGATCAAGTATGGCGTGAATTTGACGATCTCGAAACTATTGTTGACATTAGCGGACATTCTCACAGACGAGAAGAGTGATGGAGCAACCCGCAACTACAGTTACCGGAATTTATAATTGGGCTAAAAGTGATTTTAAAATTTGGCCATTGAGATTTCTTTTAGAAATTATAGCATGGGCTATGAGTATTGCTTGCAGTATCACCATGGCAATAACTGTACCTAATCCGCCTTTTTTAATTCTTTATCCGTTGTTTATTATACAATGTGCAATCTTTGGTTGGGCGGCTTGGACTCGAAGATCAACAGGTATGGTTGCAAATTATCTATTATTAGTCAGTATAGATAGTATTGCTCTAGCAAGATTAATAATTAATAATGTATAAGGTTCGGCGAGCCATAAATCGCAAATTCGGTATTTGAGAGCCGAAAAATCTCAAGGAGTAAAATATGAGTTATGTTGATGCACGATGGGATCGTGATAAAGATCTGATCGAAGTAGTTGAGCGTGATGCCAACGGTAAGAGGACGTTTCAAACGTACCCTGCAAAATATTTGTTTTATCATCAAGATCCAAAGGGTAAGTACACTTCAATCTACGGAGATAAACTTTCAAAAGTAACTGCACGTAGTTACAAAGAATTCCAAAAAGAAACTAGAATTCACAGCAATCAAAAACTGTTTGAAAATGATATTAATCCAGTATTTCGTTGTCTTGAAGAAAATTACCTAACTAAAGAACCTCCTAAATTAAACGTAGCGTTTTTCGACATTGAGGTAGACTTTGATCCAGAACGTGGGTACGCATCACCCGATGATGCGTTTATGCCTATCACTGCAATTGCAGTACATATGCAATGGTTAGACACACTAGTGTGCCTTGCTATTCCGCCAAAAACGCTTACTATGGAGCAGGCAAAGGAACAAGTTAAAGATTTTCCAAATACTATTCTATTCGATAATGAATACGAAATGCTGGATACATTTTTAGATTTAATTCAAGATGCTGATGTACTAAGTGGGTGGAACTCGGAAGGTTTTGATATTCCCTATACTGTAAATCGTGTTACTAAAGTTTTGAGTAAAGAAGATACACGCAGATTTTGCTTATGGAATCAGTTACCTAAGAAACGTGAATACGAAAAATATGGCAAAGCCGCTGTAACATATGACTTAATAGGTCGTGTACACGTCGACAGTCTTGAATTGTATAGAAAGTATACATACGAAGAACGTCATAGTTATCGGCTTGATGCAATTGGTGAAATGGAAATTGGCGAGAACAAGACCGTATACGAAGGTACATTAGATCAGTTGTACAACAATGATTTTAAAAAGTTTATTGAATACAACAGACAAGATACATCGCTGCTAGATAAGTTAGACAACAAACTAAAATTTATCGACCTTGCAAATACCGTTGCACACGAAAACACTGTGCTTATTCAAACTACAATGGGTGCTGTTGCTGTTACAGAACAGGCTATTGTAAACGAGGCGCATGCAAGAGGTATGGTTGTTCCCGGACGTCCCAAACGTGACGAAGAACTAGAAACTCAAGCAGCAGGTGCATATGTTGCATATCCTAAAAAAGGGCTGCATGACTGGATTGGATCAATGGACATTAACTCATTATATCCTAGTGCAATTCGTGCGTTGAATATGGGTCCTGAGACTATTATAGGTCAATTGAGACAGTCATATACTAAAACAGAAATTACTAGTAAGATGGTGCAGGGCTCGAGTTTTGCGACGGCATGGGAAGGCAAGTTCGGTAGCAATGAATATGAATTTGTTATGACTAAAGACAAAGCAAATGAAATTATTATTGATTGGGAAGACGGGCGTACTGATGTTTTATCGGGCGCACAGATTTACGAACTTGTATTTGAAAGCAACCAGCCTTGGATGTTGAGTGCAAACGGCACTATCTTCACTCACGAAATTGAAGGCATTATTCCAGGTTTACTAAAACGATGGTATGCTGAACGTAAGGAAATGCAGGCTAAACTTAAAGAAGCCATTAATGCAGGTAATAAAATAGATGAAGAATACTGGGACAAGCGACAACTTGTTAAAAAAATTAACCTCAATAGTTTGTACGGTGCTATTCTTAACGCTGGCTGTAGGTTTTTTGATAAACGTATTGGGCAGTCTACTACACTTACCGGAAGGCGTATTGCCCGACATATGGCCGCCAAGGTAAATGAAGTTATTACCGGCGACTATGATTACATTGGTAAGAGTGTAATATATGGTGATACTGATTCTGTTTATTTTAGTGCATACAATACATTTAAAAATGAAATTGCCAAAGGACAGATAGTTTGGAACAAAGACTCCGTAGTTTCATTATACGATGCAATTGGTGACGAAGTTAACGGTACATTTCCACAATTTATGTTAGAAGATTTTCATTGCCCATCTAGTAGAGGTAGTGTTATTAAGGCAGGTCGTGAAATAGTTGCCATCAAGGGCTTGTTTATTACTAAGAAGCGATATGCTGTACTCTACTACGACAAAGAAGGCAAACGTGCAGATACAGACAGTAAGCCAGGAAAAATTAAGGCTATGGGATTAGACTTAAAACGCAGCGATACTCCGGAATTTATGCAAAAGTTCTTAGAAGAAATTCTAACTAAAGTACTCAACGGCAGTCAGGAAGAAGAAATTCTAGAGCGTATTAGTGAATTCCGTTCTGAATTTAAACAACGTCCAGGGTGGGAAAAAGGTTCACCAAAACGTGCAAACAAAGTTGGACACTATCAAGCATTAGAAGTAAAACAAGGCAAGGCAAACTTACCCGGACACGTTCGAGCAAGTATTAACTGGAATACACTCAAGCGTATGAACGGTGACAAGTACAGTCAGCAGATTGTTGATGGTATGAAAGTGATTGTGTGCAAACTAAAAGATAATCCACTAGGCTATACTAGCGTGGCTTATCCAGTAGACGAACTCCGTTTGCCGAAATGGTTTCAAGAAATGCCATTTGATCATAGTGAAATGGAAACAACAATTATCAATAATAAACTTGATAATTTGATCGGAGTTCTAGAGTGGGACTTAGCAAGTACTACTCAGAATAATACATTTGGTAGTTTGTTTAGTTTTGAATAAAAAAATACTTGACATCTATTAATTTTCTAAATATAATAATACAAAGGACTATATTATGCAAGACTTATTAAAAGACATCGTGAGTCATACTCACAATTTGGGATTTCTTAACATTGTTAAGATCACAGGAGACGAAAGCAACACATTAATTGACAGTATGGCAGATGACCGTACAGTTATTATGTATGCAGAAACTGCTAATCCTCATCCAGACATGGTAGGAGTATTTGGTATGCCTCAACTTAACAAATTGAAGTATAACTTAGATTGCCCAGAATATAAAGAAAACGCAAAAATCAACGTAGTCAAACAAGACCGAAATGGTGAAACTATTCCAGTAGGTCTTCACTTTGAAAATGCGACTGGAGATTTTAAAAACGACTACCGTTTTATGAACACTGAAATTATCAATGAAAAATTGAAAACAGTTAAGTTCCGAGGAGTTAAATGGGATGTTGAGATTAATCCTAGTGTTCAATCAATTCAACGATTCCAATTTCAGGCTCAGGCAAATTCCGAGCACACTACATTCTTAGCCAAGACTGAAAATGGCAATTTAAAATTTACTTTTGGTGATCAAAGCACACACGGTGGTGAGTTTATTTTTGCAACTAATGTTGCAGGCAACCTAAATAAAGGATGGACTTGGCCAGTTGCTAGCGTATTAAGCATTCTTAAAATTGCAGATGCTAATAATGCAAAAGTCAGTTTCTCAAATGAAGGCGCTATGCAAATTGAATTAGACAGCGGCATTGCCACTTACAAGTACATTATTCCAGCACAGGCATAATCACTAATGAAAAGATCACCACTTAATTTAACACCAAGACAAAAAGACTATGCCGTATATCTACCGGCTATTAGTTCATTTTACAGCACATATGTTGCTAAACAGCGACTAGGAGAATTTGTACCTACTGAAAGAATTCCAGCAGGATTTGATCGAGGTATTGAAGGCATGAACTTTTTAAACCCAGAAGCAGGCTACTTTACTTATAAGTACGGTTTGTATTCTGCAGGACATGCGCAACTTGATCTACAAAAAAGTATTGAGCAAGAGTCAATGATTCAACAAAGAGATCGAGGTAATACTATGATCCTTGGAGATTCAGGAGGATACCAGATTGGTAAAGGCGTTCTTAAATTTGACTGGTTGAATTTTGAAGGGACGGAGGCAACAAAGACTCGTCAAAAGATTCTCGAGTGGCTAGAACTAACTGCTGACTGGTCAATGATGTTAGACGTTCCAACCTGGGCATGTGATCACATTCATTCACCTAAAACTGGATTAAAAACATTTGAAGACTGCCTAGAAAAGACTCGATACAACAACGACTACTTCTTGATGAATCGGTTGGGGCAGACTAAATGGCTCAACGTTCTACAAGGTGGCGATTGGGATACTGCAGAAAAGTGGTACAATGGTGTAAAAGAATTTAGCGATCCTGCTGGTAAGTACGCAGGTCGTGAAGCAGAAGGTTGGGCCTTTGGTGGCGCTAACATGTGTAAAATGGATATTACTCTAAAACGTTTAATGACTCTTAGAGAAGATAATTTGCTGAAGGGCAAAAATTGGATCCATTTCTTGGGCACTGCTCAATTAGACTGGAGTTGTTACTTAACATTAATTCAACGTCAAATCAGAAAACACATCAATGAAGAAATTACCATATCTTTTGACTGCGCCTCGCCATTTATTGCAACAGCACACGGACTTGTCTATACAAATGCGCAACATACGCCAAAGCGGTGGAGTGTTATTATGGACAAAGCCCCAGACAACAAAGCACTTGCAGGATCAGACATTCCATTCCCCTTTGAAAGTGAAATTGGAAAAAGATTAACATTAGGTGATATTGCTTACTATGATTTAGGAGTTCGTAAAACAGATGCCGAACTAGGTTTAGGTCCTAGAGGAGGAGATGTTAAATTTGATCATCAAGATCCGGAACATTACCATGTTATTCCTAAATTTAACAAGTTGGGTAAGATTCCTAATCGTACAAGTTGGGATAGTTTTGCTTATGCACTAATGATGGGTCATAATGTCGAATGTCATATTGTTGCTGTGCAACGTGCTCAACAATTAATGGATATCGAAATTGCCAAGACTAAAGATAAACTATCATGGAAGCACTGGAAGAAAGTTAAAGCCCAAGACATGAGCGATGAGTACTCAGACTGGGTTCCCCGTAATATACTTTACTTCAATTCTTTTGTAGAAGATTTGTTTAATACTACTAGTAAAGAACAAGCATTTGATATGATCAAACAGGCAGGTCCTTTCTTAAAATCATTAGAAGGCGCTCGTCTACAAGGCGGGCCTGCTCAAAATAAATTTAATAGTTTGTTTGAAATCGAAGAAGTAACAAAAGCATCAGAAGTTGATTTAGAAAATCCAGATGACGACGCACTTCGTGCATTAGAAGAAGGAACAATTAATGAATCGTGATTATGCTACAGGCACAGCACAAGATATTATTTTCTTTGTAGGTAAAGAAATTGAACATACTGCGGCATATGGAATGGACACACTGTTTGTAACAGGTCTTCAAAATCCTGCAGAAGTTCTTGTTCTTGCAAAACAAGAAAAAGTCAAACATGTATATTTTGGTGCTAATCAAAGTTTTAAACCAAATAGTACTAATGAACTAGAGCATTGGCAACAAATGATTGTTTCTTTGCTAAAACAAGATTTTTGGTGTACATTAGATTTTGACAACAAATATGCAGAAGATGTTTTAGAAACTGGGCTGAACGATCACAGAAAGTTCATTTCGATGATTTCTGTTAAACTCCCCTACTTGACGCAATTCAATTATAATGCTACAATTAAAATTGACGACAAGGACTTCGAAGCAACTAACGCAGGCGTGTGGACTCATCAATTACATGACTTATTATCAAAAGATAAGTTCACTGATTGGGATCAATACAAAGAGGATGAAATTAAATGAGTAATTACGGATATGCAATTAGTTCGAGTAAATCAATAAACACTAGAGCAAATAGAAGGAAAGAAAAAGTGAAACTGACATTAAAACAACGTATCAGAAACTGGGTATTAGACGATGGATTAGAGCGAGCCGATATCTGTGTGCAGGATAATGACGCTGATCGATTCTCTAGCGAGGGTATGAGGTTGCAGGTATATAGAGCCAGTGGTGGATTTGTCGTTGAGACTCGCAGTTACGATCGTAAGAAAGATCAAAATAACAACACCATGCATGTGATCACTGATGAAGAAGACCTCGGTGAACGAATTAGTAAAATTATTATGATGGAGACCTTGAGAGCATGAACACACATTATCAACGTACACTGTGTGGAGAATTAATTAAAGAATATTTTGGTCTCGTAAGTAAAGGTCCAATCTCATCAAGGAATGTATAATTATGAAATTATCAAGAGTTTCGATTATTAAAAATAATATCAGTGTTGGAACTAAAATCCCAACAACTACAAATGATGCACAAGTAGGGCAATGGGTTGACAGTGTATTAGAAAGTAAAGGTCACTCTATTGATAAAAATGGACTAATTGATATGCCCGAATACGGCATTGATAACAAAACTCGAAAAAAGGGCAGTAACGCACATCACACTGTTGGGTCAATGACCATTCCGCATATTACTAATACTAAAAATTGGACAGAGACTAGATACTATGCTAAGTCACAAAATCAAAATCAAATAACATATGATACTGACTTCTTAGAAGTATCAAAAGTTAAAATTATTGATATGGCTATCGATCTTATCCAAGAAAATCTTAAAGATGGATACGAAGATTGCAGAAATCAATTAGTAGGCGGTTGCCGAAACAAAGAGATTAAATCTAGTAACGGATGGGTAGTATTAGATGGGTACGGACATTCAAACTCCTATCGAATGAGAATTACAAATAAAGCTATGAAAAAAATACATAACATTTCGGGCTCAAGAGACACAATGAAAGCATTATTCGAGGCAGCGGCATGATTATTAAACAAGACATCCGTCCTAGTAAAATGATTTGGGTTACCTTCCAAAAAGAAGGGATGCACAAATATCCGGCAGCACTTACAGATCCCTCTCTCGCAACAGGCGATGAATATGATGTAAGTTTCTTAGGCTATCCGCATCGTCACATTTTTCACTTTAAAGTTTGGATTGGCGTAACACATACCAACAGAGATATTGAGTTTATTCAGTTTAAACGATGGTTACTAAATCTTTACAAAGATAGTACACTTAGTTTAGACTTTAAAAGTTGCGAAATGATGTCAGACGATTTGTATGACGCTATTTCACAAAAGTATCCGAACAGAGAAGTTTGGATTGAAGTCTCCGAAGACGGGGAAAACGGTTCATTTATTAAATATTAATTTTTTCTAAGGAAAATAAAACATGGCATTGCCTAAAAACATTCAAAAAACTCTTATTTTGAAACCTGAAGTTACAAAGATCTTTGACGATCTCGAGACATGGTTAGATCATTGTCGCTTCAGTCTACTACCTTATAACGAAGCAGACTTGTACAGGTCTCGTGAGTATAAGGATTTTATTCGTTGGAATAGACCACAAGGCGAGCGTAAGTACTACAACAACAACCGTAAATTTAACCGAGCCTAAATAAAAAATGACTGTTTTCCTCGTTGACCTCGAAGCAGTTTCTACTCGCTATACAGGCGAGTGGAAACTGCATGTTCCTAATTTGCTAAAGAAAGCAGAACACAATGTTCATATCATATCAGGTCCTACGGACATTCCTAGTGCAACCACTCCTGGCGCATTTCTTAACTTTGGTGGGACTAACATTTATAAGTCTGCGCAAGTTGAGAGAATGGGTCGATTATTTTGCGATGGATGCATTTCACCTGGCGACCATTTTGTTTTTGCTGATGCTTGGCATCCAGGAATTATAAACTTAAAATACATGAGTGAGTTACTGAGCATTCCAGTAACTACACATGGACTATGGC